AACCCGCAAAGCACATGAGGGAGTGGCATAAACAGATATTAACTGGAGAAAGTAACGAGCATTTGCTCGATATTGCGGGTCCCAATACTTGTTTACTAAGTCCACGAGGCAGTGCTAAGTCTACTGTTATAGGACTATTAATAGCATGGCTGATAGGTAGGCATGCGGAAGCAGGGAAACTTTTAAGAACTCTCTATGTTTCTTACAACGTTGATGTTGCAAGAAATAAAAGTGCAGCGATTAAAAATTTAATATCGAACAAAGAATATCAAGAGGTTTTTCCTAAGGTTCGATTATCTAAACATCGGACAAGTGATGAATTATGGTCGATTGATTTTGAACATGCAGGGGTAGATATTAGAGGAGAAGATGCTTTTACTGTTGCGTGTGCAGGATTAAAAGGAACAATTACTTCTAAACGAAGCTCCTTGATTATTGTTGATGACGCAATCAAAAGTGCTGCTGCGATTGCGAATCCAGATATCAGAAGAGAGATGGAATCGAACTGGACTAACGTTATTGTTCCCACCATGTTCCAAGGTGCAAGAGCCATCGCACTAGGAACTCGTTTCCATTTCGATGATTTATTTACAACGATCTTTTGTGAGAAGAGAGGATGGAAAGTTATCACTCAACAAGCGTTAAGTTACGACGATAATGGAACCCCTAAGTCTTATTGGGGATCAATGTGGTCGGTAGGTTATTTATTAAAACTTCAAACAGAAGATCGAATTGCTTTCTCTTATCAGTATTTAAATCAACCAATCAAAACAACAGAGCTTGGTTTATCTCCTGAATTATTTATAAAAGGTGAAGTGCCTGATACTTATGACACGATTGGTGTCGGCATTGACCTCTCTGCAGGGATGAGCGAACGCAATGATTGGACTGTATTTGTTTTAGCTGGAAGGGTAGAAGATAAGGTTTATATCATTGATTACAAAAGAATGAGGTCGATGGGAAATATTGAAAAAGTTGAAGCCTTAGCAGAGTTATTAGTGGAATGGAACTTGTTAAGTATGAATGATGAAGGACAATTCTTTAAGACAGAATCTCCTGTTGTAATATGGCCTGAAGTTGTTGCTTATCAAAAAAGTTTTGAAGGTGATTTAAAACGTGTTCTATTCAATGAATGGCAGTTGTATAATTTAACTGTGAGTCCTGTCAAAGGTTTTAGAGGCGATAAGCTGGCTCGCTTAAGAGGCATTGTTGGTTTATTTCAAAGTAAAAAAATTATTTTCAATAAATACCGTGATTTTTCTTACATGATTGATGAAGTAGTTAATTTCGGTCATGCATCTCATGATGATTGTGCTGACGCTTTAAATATCGTGGTGCAGGGTCTCATGAAACGAGGCGGTGCTCAGATCCAATGGCAGTAAGATTAAGAAATGAGTAACCCATCTAACGAGAGATACCGTCAGATCCTAGAAGCTGCTAGGAAGCGTGATGGAAGCAGTGGCACTGACACGATGGTTGTCAATAGTCACCTAGCTCAGATGAAGCTTTTCATGCTGAGACAAGGAATTGAGTTTTTCCCTGCACAAGACACATTTGGTTTTAGGAAAATATTTTGTCAACAATTAGTTGAAGAGAATGAAATTGATAGCAGATTAGAAGGAATTGTTGACGACTTTTTACTAGATGGTAAGGGGTTGTTTTATTTCAGACCTGTAAAAGATACTTACCGCATTATGTGGTTTAGTAAAGAAAACTATAGGGCTTATTATGATGCTCAGTCTCAATTAGAAGAAATTGAACTGATTTATTCCTTCTCTGTACGTAGTGGTACAGGTGCTTTAGCTATATCTACAGCAGACAACGGCAGCACTAGGTATGTCAAGCTACAAGTCAGACGAGATACGATCAAAGAATCGATCACGACTGAGAGACCTTCTTTCGAAGTTGGACAAACCAATAGCTTTACTTGGTCTCCCAATCAGACGAGGACTTTAGTTAACAGTCTTGGCTTTATTCCAGCTGTTGAATCTTTCAATACGATGCGTTCTACAGGAATGGACGCAACAGGTGATTTCGATTGGTTATCTGAACAGATTGTATTACATGATGATTTAGTTAAAAATATTCGTACAAACATTACTTTCTTTGGTAATCCAACCTTAGTTTCTAGTAGACCTAAACATGATTTAGTCGAATCAGGTTCTGAAGAAGGTTTAAGACCAACAATTAGTTCCCAAGCAGGATTCTATTCAGCAAGTAGACCGTCTACTCGCGTGAGCGAACCTGGTCCAAGTGGTGGTGGTGCCTTAAAAGTTCCTAGGATCATCGCCAATGTTGAACCGACTGACCGGGCTGTTTACTTAACTCCTGATGCTGTTTCTGGTGATCAGAATTTATACGCACGTCAATACCGAGAGGAATTAAGAACCGCAATGGGCGGAGTGGATGAATTAGGAATTAGTTCTGGAGCAACAGCTTATGAAATTAAATCTTTATATGGTCGAGCAGCTACAACGGCTACACGTAGATGTAAAGGATTGTTGACATACGGATTATGTAAATTATTTGGTTTAATTATTTTCCACGAAGAAAAAATCTTCCGTGATTCCTTCGCTATGGCGATAGGACTGCAAAGGCCTGCACCACCTATTGAAGAAAATTTCCAGCCAGGCGAAGACTATGATATGGCGGTAGGAGCTTTCCAAGAACAAGAGAAAGCATACGACGAACAACTAGAACTCGCTATTCGAGAAGCAGTCCAGTCCACTGAACTTCCTCCGGGTGTTGTCGGTTTGATCCCCGACGGCAACAGGAAGATTGAGTGGAGATGGAAGGGTCCAGTCTTCGAGGACGGCACAGAGGATATACTGAATTCAAGTATTGTGGTTCGTAACCTACAAGAACTCGGTGTTAACAGCATCGAAGCGTTGCGTTACCTCTTCCCTGACAAGACAGATGAAGAGAGAAGTGCAATGCTTAGTGGCTATCCATTTAGAATGGCTCAAGCCACCCAAAGCAGTATTGGACAATTCTTGGCGCTGATAAATGACATGCGTCAAACCCCTCATCCTCAGGCTCCAGATCTACCGCTTTTGGCAGATCCTAAACTTGACTTAACACCCTATGTCTATAGGGCATTCGAATTTTTAAAGAGAGAACTAACTTATGCAGGACAGTATTCAGACACAACAGGCTCCGGCGACCCAGCAGAACTCGATACCATCGAGCGCGCCCGTTCCGAGCGCGGCTTACCAGCAAGCTCCGGCCCCGACCGCCCAAGTTTCGTACCAGACACCTTCGGAACCATCGGTTCAGGCCCAGGTACCCCAGGTTCAGGCACCCCAGCCACAGGCTCCGGTTCAGGAGGCCAATCCATGGCAGGAGGCGTTCAAGAGCCTCAGCGACAGTTTGAGCGCAACGCAGACCTCCCAGCCCCAGGCAGCTTACTCAACTCCGACCCCACAACAGCCGCAGACAAGCAGCTTTCCCTCTCAGGCTCCGCAATACCAAGCGGCTCCGTCCGTTTCGGGGATGCAGACTTATCAGCCCCAAGCAACGCCGGCGTACTCCCCGACCCAGCAGGTACAGGCGCAGCCCTCGACACAGCAAGGAGCAACACAAAGCGGAGACGGGTATCTAGACAACGTCAGCAACGAAAGTCTTGAAGTTCTTCAGCACTTCGGAGCAGAAGCACCAGCACTTTTAAATAGATATGCATGCACCGTTGAGGATGCACTTCTTCAGCAGGCAAATCAAACTCAGGAGGCGTTCCAAAGAATTAATGGCTTAGCCAAGAATATCGAAGGAGCTAAGAAAGTTGTTGATGCTGCAGCCGCAGATAATGCTGCATACCATACAATGCTGACTAACCCTGACCTACTCTCTGAGTACGTTAATGAGTTCTTCGGTCCTAATGGTCCTCATCCTGTAGAGATAGCTCAAGATCGTCTAGCAGCAGAAGTTGCAGCGAACGAAGCAAAGATGGGAATAACTCAGGCTCCTGCTTCTCAGGCTCCTGCTCCTCAAGCTCCTCAGGCTCCTGTTGGACAAACTCCAACTCAGCAGTTCCAGCGTCCTCAGATCGATATGCCTAACCCAGGCGTACAGGCTCCTCAAAACGGAGACTTCTGGGCAGAGTTCTCTAACTTAAGTGACAAGAACCCAGCAGCTGCATGGCAGGCTTTGAGTTCAGCTACTCCAGAGCAATTACGTAGCAAGCTTCTCGTTTCAGAAGGCTAAGCAAGAAACACAAGATTCCACTGCCTGTAAGGGTGGTGGTTTTTTTGTGTCTACAATATAAAAATGAGATATGCAAGCGTACCAGCCGTTCAATCCTTAGACGATTTAATGGGATCTGGTCCCTCTTTCGTTAGCAGTCTCCCTGTCGCGGATTGGGAAGCTATTGACAGGGATTTGGATGGTTTATGGAGAGATGAGAAAAAGAAGAAAAAAGAAGAGGAGGTTATAAAGGATCCCGACCCAATAGTAGAAGACAAGAAACCTGAAAAAACTGCAGGTAGGCTTTTTACTGAAAAGTTATACGGAGGTGAGTCTCTGACAGACACCGAATTAACAGCAAAGATGAAATACAACCCAGCCACTACTCCAGAGGATTGGGCCAGAGCATTTGGTAAGTGCAGGACCACGAGAAGTAGCGACAAGCATGCGAGTATTCCAAGTGATTGTTACTGGCCTGAAGACGGTGGTTTAAGTGGAGATGATTTCTCTAGCGGAGGAAGAGGAACAGCTTCTAGGGCAAGTGCTGCTAGGGGCGCAGCCGCAGCAAAGAAAGCCGCAAGTAATAGAAACGCTAGAAATAATAGTAAATAAAAAGGTAA